AAATTGTTAGTTTATATTTTACATCTACTGAATATTCAAATTTAAAATCAAAATATAATGCTCTTTTTAATATAAAAATCCCAATAAATAACTTTTTTGTAGCAAATTTCTATGATTCAAACGGTAATTATTTATATGGTGATTCATCATTCAATAATAGTAGAATAACAGATATTGATATTGTTAAAAATATAACAAATTACTCGATCAACAGTTTTTCAAATTCAGCAGCACTAATTACAAAGATAAACGCTGATTTAACAATTTTTAAAAATCTATCAAATCAAATGGATGAATATTTATTTCAAAATATATCTGATTATTCAAATTTACATAAAAACTATGCAAATTATAAATTTAGTTGGGTCAAAAAATTAGGTCATCAAATTATTAACAATTTATTTGTTGAAATTGGAGGACAAAAAATAGATCAACATAATAATGATTGGTATAATATTTGGAATGAATTATCATTGAATAGTGAATTACAATCAGTATATGATAAAATGATAGGAAATATTGATGCATTAACAAAATATTCATATGATATAAAAACTGGATATACAATGTATATTCCTTTAAATTTTTGGTTTAATAAATATATATCTGCGTCTTTACCATTGATATTCTTAAGATATAGTGAAGTTAGAATTCAACTTGAATTAAATAATGTAGAAAAATTAATATATACCGATGCTCCAGTTGATACAGATTTTGAAACTATGATTCAATTAACTGATATTAGTTTATTAGTTGATTATATATATTTGGATGTTGATGAAAGAACAAAGTTTTCTCAATCACCACAAGAATATTTAATTGAAGTAGTTCAAAATTATAATTATCCAATGTTAACATCTAATCAAATAACTATTGAATCATCTTTTGTTAATTCTGTTAAGGAACTGTTTTGGGTCGCTCAAAGTAATAAAAATTTAGCAAATAAATTTTATGATACATATGATTTAGGAGTTATTTATAATATCTCAAGTATCAACAACGTACCGACAACAACATTGGAACAAAAAGTACAATTATTAATTGGAAAACATGTATTTAATATTGGTGATACAATTAAGATTACTAATTCACAATTTTATAATGGATCTTATGTTATAAAAGCACTTGACTTAACATCTATAACAATTTATTCTAAATTTTATGTTACAGAAACAGATTCATATGTTATGTTAGATAAATTATATACAAATGTTACAACATTTAATGATAAAAATCCAATAGAAACATCATCATATAATTTTGAACAATATGAAAGATTTCAGAATTATGATTCATGTTTTACAAATTATGTTCAATCATATGCGTACCATACTAAAACACCTTCTGATGGTATAAATATATATTCATTTTGTTTAAATCCTGAAGAATATCAACCAAGTGGAGCAGTTAATTTAAGTTCATATAAGTACAAATCTTTTGTATATCAATTTAATCAAAAATTTATAGATTGTGTAACTACTAATTCAGATGCATTTATGATAAAAACATATGCATTGGGATATAATATTCTTAGTTTTAAAAATGGAATGGCTGGTCTTGTTTTTAATATATAGTCTCTTACACTAATTTTTTTTAAAAAATTTATAAATTTTATAAAAAAAATTGATTTGTTAAATTCTTCATTTTTATTTTCCAGTATTATTATTATCATACTGAAAAAACTCACTGAACTCGTTAACATTCAAAAACCATTCTTCACAATTTGTAGAAAACCTCTAGTTGAACAAATCAATTTATGGAAAAATAAAATTCCAAGGATACAACCACATTATGCTGTAAAATGTAATAACGATCCATATTTAATAAATATATTAAAAGAACATAATGTAAATTTTGATTGTGCCAGTGGAGGTGAAATACAACAAATTCTAAATAGTAATATTAGTAGTACAAAAATTATCTATGCAAATCCGTATAAGAATATAAATGATTTGGATTATGCTGTTAAAGAAAAGGTACCCATAACAGTTGTGGATTCATTAGAAGAATTGGATAAATTAAGAAATAAAAAAATAGAAACAATGGTTAGAGTGAAAGTTAATGACAAAGATTCATTAATGCCGTTTAGTTCGAAGTTTGGTGCGAGTTTTGAGGAAAGTATGGATATATTAAAAAGAGCAAAAGAATACAAAATGAATATATCTGGATTTTCATTTCATGTTGGGAGTGGATGTTTTAATTCAAATCAATATTATGATGCTGTTAAAATGGTATCTGATATAATGATAAAATCAAATTATTTAAATCATGAATATAAAATAATAGATATTGGTGGTGGATTTGCTGGAGATTGTGATGAAAAGTTTTTAGATCAAGCAAATAAAATTAATGAGGCAGTTGATATGTTTAAGAATAGATTTCATCCATATAAGGATATTACATTTATATCTGAGCCTGGTCGTTTTTATATGACTAAAACTCATACATTATATGTTCCAATAATAGCAAAGAGAAAAACAAATAATAAGACATTTTATATCATTGATGAAAGTGTATATTCTTCATTTTCTAATATTAAATATGATATGGCAAATCCTACATTTGAAATTGTTAATCAAGCAAGAAAAACAGGAAAGGAGTATGATTCTGTAATTTTTGGAAGAACATGTGATTCTGGAGATAAAATTCAGGAATTAAAATTACCTGAATTAGAAATTGGTGATTATTTTGAAATTAAAAATATGGGAGCGTATACTACTGTATCTTCAACCAATTTTAATGGTTTTAATAGTACAGAGAAAGTTTATTTATGTTGAAAATAAAAATTATTTAAAATAATTTTTATTTAAAAGATCATTATATATTAGAGTATATGCCTTCTGGAATAATTCAATTATTGGCAAGTGGCGCCGAAGATAAAATACTTACATCTAAACCTGAAATGAATCACTTTAAGAAAGTATATATGAAACATTCAAGTTTCTCTATTTTTAATTATGAAATACCTGTAACTTCTCAATGTGATTTTGATGGTCTTGTACAATTAGAAATACCAAAAAATGGAGATCTATTAAGAGGTGTACAATTAAAAATAGAATTACCTCAAATTAATATTTCATATAATAATAGTTCAAATGTTGAAATTACGCGTATAAAAAATCAATATTCTTATAAATCAATAAACCAAAAAATATATAATTATAACTTATACAATTTAAATACATTCAAGGATATCATGTCATATCAATTGAATTATACTGAAGTACCAACAAATTTTCAATTATTTCAGTATGATTCTGTTTTAAATACAGAATCTTATAAAGTTGTAATACCAAAAATTGATTTAAATCAATTTATTGAAAATTCAACATCACCATATTATTTTGAAATTACTCCTGATCCATTAATATTTGGTAATGCAAATGTTTCATTTGAATATCCAAATATAGCAGTACCTATTGTTGAAACAGACTTAACTGAATTTTCTAATAAAATATTACTTTATTCAAATAGAAATAATAAATTATCCGCAACATTTAATATTATTGCTGATTTGTTTCAAAAAAATGATACAACTACTTTATTAACATCTGATAATATTAAAAATATATTTTTAAAAAATATTAAGGATTACATATTTAAAAATAATGAAGTTGCAGCAATTGATTCATTATTGAGATATATTGATTCAATACGTTTTGTTCGTCCAATTACATTATATGATCAAATTAGTGTTACTAATATATTAAATGGTGGGGATCCAGATTTACTAGGATTTCCAGAGTATAATTTAACTTATTATAATACTAGAACTCTTAAGAATGTTTTAATTAACGCAACAATTGTTGATACCCTATTAAATTCATATGATTCGCGTGTAATATATGTATTAACAAATGATACAACTGATAATATGGTCAGATATAATGGAAATATTTATGGATTATATAATATATTAAAATTTGATTATATTGATTTTACAACATTGAATGAAACATATAAGGAGGCACAAATTTTATCATATCCTTTATTTAACTACATAGAATTATTTACATATATTAATTTAATAAGTATACAAATAACACCTATATCTGATGCAATAATTACGACATTAAATGATTTTAGTGAATTATTTTCAATAAATAGTATTACTTTACAATTAAATGGTGAATATAAAATTATACTTAGTTTATCTATTGGCTCTGCATTATATAATGTAAACCTAACGAATAGATATATTTATTTTTATTATAATTTTAGTTTAGACTACCTTCAAGTACCATTTTGTATTTTTAAAATTAGTAATTATTATATTCAAGAAAATAATATATACATATATGCTAAAGGTATAAATTATGCTGGAACAAATTTTACAACAGACTTATTATATGTAATTGATAATAATATTTTATTACAAACAAATACAATAAATAGTGATGATAATGATGTAAAAAAAGTAGATATATCTAATGTTAATTTAGATTCAATTAATTTATATCAAAATTATATTTTAAGTTCATCAAATACAGATTTTAATTTAAATAATACAATCACAACAGAACTTTCACAAAAAAGTTTATTTAAAACAAATGTTAATTCATATATTTTACAAAATGTATCTGATAATTATGCAATTTTATATAATATCTTATTAACTCAATTTAAACAACCATCTAATTTTGTATCAAAATATGAATATGCCAAAAATTTATATTATCAAACATTATTAACAAATGATGGAAAAGGTGGATTAACTTTATCAGGAATTGGTACTTCTACATTTACTGAACAAGATTTTTTTGGTGATAATATAATGTCTACATATTTACAAAAAGTATTAAATACTAATTTTCAAAATTTAACAATTACAAATAATAATTATTTATCAATTATAATAGATCTTATAAATATATATAGTTCAGAATATCAATCAAATTGGAATACAATTAATAATACTATTCAAAATTCAAGTTATATGATTAATATGAATAAAAAAATTAATTACTTACAAAATAAAAAATTATATGTTAAGGTTCAACTCGATGCAAATTTATTTATAAGTTCTAGTATTACTCCTGTAATTGCATATAATAATGGAGATGAAGTTGCAACATTTTATGTTAATGCTAATAATTTTGTTCGTACAGGTACTTTTACTTTTAATATGAATTTATATTTATCTGACTTTGGTAGTAATATAAGTAATATATTTTTATTAAAAAATAGTTATACATTAAGTACAGATACAAATGGTGCAAATATAAGAGGTATTACTTATGCAGATACTACATATACTGAAGATGTTAATACTTTTATAAGTCAAGATTTTTTATATAATGATGGTTCAACTATTTGTGGTAATTATATATTAGAAGATTATATAATAAATTTATATAGTTACATGAATGTAACATATAAAAAATATTTAACATCTAAAAAATATACATCTACAATAGACATTTTACAAATTATGGATATTAAAATATTATATAAATATTCCTCGTATAATAATCATTTTTTGTTTAATGATGTTGATGGAAGAATTAATTATTTGATCAGTGATATTATCACAAGTGGTGGATCGTATATTACATTCTTATCAGATTTTGAATATATAACTGATTCAATTAATTTAAATCACTATCTATATGATGATCTTATTTCTAGTTTTTATGATACCGGTATGATTGATGGTTATTATTTTGTAAATTCATTTGCAAATGTTCTGATATTAAATCCAAATATTGTATCAAGTCACACATCGTTTACAAAATTTATGTCAAACATTACTAATACTGATTCATTTTTAAAAAAACCTGAAGGGCAATTATTTAATGGATATTTATATTATGTATATGGTTCTCAATTAGATGAAAAAAATTTAGCAAATATTGGATCAATTAGATGTGAAGATTTTAATTATGCAAATATATTAACTCTTAGTAATATATTAAAAAGTGGTACTAATTTAAATGTATATGATACAAGCAATGTATCAACTTATTTATCAAGTAATATTAATCCAACATATTTTAATTACAAATATTTTCAATATGATATGAACCCTCATTTATACTATTCATATTTAAATATGGGATATATTGAAAATTTATTATCATTATCAACATTTGGTAATATTGATTTACAAATTAGTAATTATAGTAATTTTAAATATTCTGATATTGATAATGTAATAACAAATGTATTAAAATTTTATGAAGGTTTTATTGATACAGATCTTGCTCCTGGTAATCCATATACAGCTTATGACATAGATGTTGTTTATATGGAGAACGGATTTACACCAATATACCCTAGAACCGTTTCTATTTATTCAAATATTGCTGGATATTCAACAATTAGAGATAATATATTAAGATATAACGCAAATATAACACCAAGTTTAGATATAGATGTATATTTATCTGATTTAGTAACATATTCAACATTTCGAACTGGTGCATCTTTAGGATCTATGGAATTAATTATAAATGCAAATATTTATGTGCAAGACGTTAAGAATTTAATAATGTATTTTAACGATTATTTAGATAATTTACAATATATTAGATATATACTATTAAATGATACAACTATCACAAATACAGCATTATCAACAAAATTACAAATAACATCATATAGTAATCTTGATACTTTAGGTATTAATGATTATACATTAGAATATTATATTTCGAATGATGTATATTTATCATTAAATAATTACAGAACAACTTATTTATATAGTGATGTATTAACTGGGTTTGATAACGATTCTAAAAATTATTATGATTATTTAATTAGTATTAGTGATACTGTAAAAATAGGATCATCATTAAAAGATATATTAGATAAAACATCAACATTATTTCCAGATGTAGATATTTATACAATTTCAAATACAAGAGAATTGTATGGAAATGTATATATTGATGATCATGATAAAGTTCAAATTTATTTAATAGAACAAAGTAATATATTTACAAATTATTATAATGAATATGTAAATAATAGTTATGTATTAAGTTTAAAAGATGATATTGAATTAAATACAATCAACAATAGTATTAAGAGTATAAACTTGAGTTCAAATCAATATATTCCAACACTTTCAACTATGGATCAGTTTGGTGTTTATAATAGAAAACTATTTGGTTATAATGTTAGTTCAAATAGTGATATTATCTATGATACTACCGCAAGTTTAACATATTTATTTACAACACAAAGTAATCTTGCAAATGTTGATACATATACAGTTCCATTTTTAGATTCATATATATATGATAATTACTATAAAACATATGAATATCAATTAAAACGTATTCAATCATATTTTTTTAATAATGTTCATACACAGAATGATAGTGATTTAAGTTATTTAAAACCATATTATGCATTAGAAAATTATGATACAAACAATTATAATCCAGTTTTTATAATGCAAGTAAATAAATTATATAATAGTGATATTCCAACATATATATCAAGTAATATTACAAGTTTACCTAAATTAGATAATAATTTTAATGAATTAGATTATAATGTTAATAGAATGATGAGTAATTGTATGTATTATATGGAAACATTAAAAATACTTGATTATGTTTCAACCAATAATACTTTAAATACATTCAATTATTATTATTATAATAATGGACTGATTAATTTAGAATTATATTGGAACGTAATGTTATCTCCAATTGGGAGAGAGGATGGTTGTCTTGGTACACGTTCAGACAATCGTACTGGCCAGATAACTCAGATTAATGATAATACATATCTAGTTTCTGCTGGGTTTTTTGGTAGTACATTTTATGATCGTAAAGATCTTCAAATTAAATCTGATACTTATAGTTCATTTATGTCATATGGAAATGTAAATACAATGGTTTCATATCTTGCAAATAATGTTATATATACAGATTATAAAAGATATATAGACCAGGACATCGTTAATAGTAATATAAGTCCTTATAATATTTTAACCGTAAGTAGGGTTGAAATTTTTATGAATCTTCCTAAGGGACTATATACTGATCCACAATTACCTGATATTCCAATTATTAATAAAAGTATAGATGATTATATTTCAATTCCTGGTTCTGCTGCTGATAATTCTGGAGTATTATCTACATATATTTTTTATCAATGGAATATTTTATATTTATTACTTGATTTATATTTATTAGATGGAAAAATGAGAGTAAAATACAGTGATATATATATATATAATGTTGGTAAATTTCCATATGAAGGTACATTATATAATCAACAAAATTATACAACAATATACAGAACACTCGTATCAGAATATTTTTACTTAATATTACGTGGTAAACAAGTAATGCAAGAATCAATCGTATCGACAGTTAAATACTCAGATATTTATAATATTGTTCAAACTACAAAAGTATATGATGTATTGAATGAATGGTATTTAAATAGTTTATTTGATACTACATGTTATGATTTATTTGATGTATCAGATGATTATAAGATTCCAGAGATACAAAATAACCATCTTTATTCTGAAAATTACATGACTGTTTTTTCAATTAAGAATGCAATAAATGATAAAAATTTTGAACACTTAATTGATTTGACAAATTATAATAACAAATATAGTCAATTTTATTACTTAAATTCACCAACAATCTCAAATATTACTCTTCTAAAACAATTATACTTGGCAAATATCAACAATAGTAATATTACATTCTTAGGTAATTCAAATGTGCTAGCCAATACATCCTATAGTAATTTATTAGTTACTACATTAGATTATAATGAAATATATTCAAGTAATTTAATTACATATGGAGCAAATTTATATGCGAATGTATGGTATATTAATAGTAGTGTTCCAACAGGATATGAGAATTTAACAATTACATTCAATGATTTAAAGATAATAAAAGGCAATATAATTCAATATTATATGAATGAAATAAAGAAATCAAATGTTATTACAAATACATTATATTATGATGTTGCATCAAATACAAATATTCAATCAATGCCAATTAGTAATATTACATATAATGGAAATGTAATATCAAATATTAATATTAATCTTAGTGATAATACATTTAGTATTAAAGGATATTCTGGAACATATTATAAATTTGATTTTGATTATCTTCCAAAATTATATGATTATGAAGTAAATCGTGGAAATTTAAGTATAAAATTAAACCATTTTTATGATAATAATTTTTCAAATATATATGATAATTTGTTTATTCAGTATAAGAATTTATATTTGGATAATACATATATTGTAACAAGTAATATTGATATCACTCAATATTCAGGATATATGTATTTTAGTAATTTTATAAATGATTTAAAAACATTGATTGTTGATTATAATTTTGAATATAATTTAACACTTACAACTAGTAATTTTAATGTATTAAATGGAAACATATTAATTGCCTCAAATACTGTTACTCAATACACTAACTACATATCCGCATTAGAAAAATATAAATTAGAATACTCTATCAAAGATTCCCTTGGATTTATTAGTGATCCATTACAATTTGATACAAATTATGTTAGATATACATTAATGAATCATGGTGCAAATATAAATAATAATGCTAATATATTTTTTAATAAGTTACCACATTTAATTGAAAAAACAGATTCAATCCAAGTTAACACATATAATAGATTATACACATTTAATCAATTTATTGATTTAGTATTCAGTGCATCTATTAATGGTAGTATTGCATATGATGAAGTTACAATAAGTAATACATATATTGGAAATACAACAATTCCTGTTATACCAAATACTGCTGATATTAAATTAGCATCATATAATATATACACATATCAACAAGGTGGAGATTCAAATGTATTAGTATTAAATAGTGTTATTGATATAAACAATCAAAAAGATAATTTAGAAGATGAGAAACTAAGATTATATGAGAATGTAATATCAAAGATAGATCAAACCAATAATGATATTACTAATTATTTTACTGTTAATACTTTAGTTGATCAAATTAATATGAGACCAGCAAATGCGATTGTTTCATGGATAGAAAAACTTGGTGTATTCTTTGCGGATTATTACGAATTTTATATTGGTGGAGAAATAATTGAACGTCTTGAAGATGATTTTATTAATTGTCTTTTTGAATTATGTGTTGAACCTGGTCAATTTCGTGGTCTTAAAAAGATGATTGGACAAGATTCACGTTTAATAATTAAGAAACAATCTTTAGGAAAATATACATTATATATTGATTTACCATTCTTTTTTAATAGATATAAGAAAATTCATTCACTATCAGTACCAATAATTGCTCTTTTGTATAGTAAATTAAATTTAAAATTTAAGGTTAAATCTCTTGATGACTTATTAGTTAAATTACCATATACAACTATTAAAAAAGGAGGTAAAATGAAGATGTCTCTTCTAGTAGATTATATATTACTTGATTATACTGAACGAAAGAAATTTGCTGAATCAAAACATGAATATATAATAGAACAAGTGCAATATTCTATTTTTACAACTAATACATCATCTATTAATAAAATTAAATTTAACTTTAAAAATCCAACTAAATTGATGATGTGGATTGCAAGATTACAAGATAAAGTTAATAAAAAGCAATATTATAATTATACATTAGATGACTACTATATTGATATTAATAAATATACATCATTAGATGAAACATCTAATAAATATTTTGATTTAATTAAAACGAAATATCCATATATATTAGATCATTTTGTCAATGCTAATATAACAGAAAAACAAGTATTATGTATGCCATTCGAAAATTATGATCAAAATATACAAAATGATTTAATAAATGCTGTTATACCATCTCAGACACCAATTATAAGTAGTTCTGAATTAAGAGTAAATGGACATACACGATTTAAGACATCCTCTGATGAAACACAAAAAATAAGACCATATACATTTTTCAATAATTCATATTTAAATGGAATAAATGTATATAATTTTGATTTATATCCAATGACTGCACAACCTTCGGGATCTATAAATTTTAGTTTTTTAAATGATATTAATTTATTAGTAAATATTAATCCATCAGTTTCTCAAGATTTGAATATTAAAACTATGACAGTATCGTATAACATATTACGTATAATGAGTGGATATGGTGGTCTTGGTTTTGATATAATTTAGTTGTATTCAATATAATATTATATAATATTATATTAAGTAATAAATGGGAGGTGGTTTAGTTCAACTCGCGGGATATGGATTACAAGATATGTATTTAACACATAATCCAACAATAACCTATTTTAAAATGGTTTATAAAAGACACACGAATTTTTCGTCTGAGAGTATTCCTCAAAATTTTCAAAATACACCAAATTTTGGAGGAAGATATACATGTAATATTGCGAAAAACGGTGATTTAATAGGTGAAATATTTTTATGTGTAACATTACCAAATTTACCTAGAATAATTGATACAAGCTTTATTAATCAAGATCAAAATTTAAAAAATATAGTTATTACGGCATGGATGGAAAAAATTGGTTTTGGATTAATTAAATCAATTGAATTTGAAGTTGGTGGAAAAATTATAGATTCATTATATGGTGATTGGTTAAATATATGGTATGAAATATCTCAAAAGAATAATAAGCCAGCATTAAACCAAATGATTGGTAATTTACCAGCATTAACAGATTATATGAATGGTAGAGGGTCACAATTATTATATATACCAATACCATTTTATTTTTGTAAATATAAGGGATTAGCATTACCATTAATTGCTCTAGAATATAGTGATGTTAAAATAAATGTAGAATTTAATAATTTAACTGATGTGTTAATAATTGGACCGACAAATTACATTATAATAAATGAGGACATGGTTAATTTTTCAGCAAATGAAATGTTATCCCAAACTATTAATAATGTTACAACATATGCAAAGTTTATAACGTATGATGAATTAACAAATAGATTATATTATATAAAACTTATATCAACAATGTCATTTGTAGCTGGGACAGCAATTGTTGGAACAAACACAAAATATACTGTAATGCCAAATGGAACAGAATTTAATTATTTAAATAAAATAAACAATGTATTTAACACCGATAGTATAACATTAGGAAGTACATTTTTGTATGTTGATTATATATATTTAGATAATAATGAAAGATTAAAATTTGCCAGATCAAATCACGAATACTTGATAGAACAATTACAGTTTGATAATGATAAGTCTCTTATCAATAACAACAATAAAATAAAAATATTATATAATCATCCCACGAAGGCATTATTCTTTGTAACACAATTTGATTACATCCTTAATTCAAATTTAATTGATATGTTTAATTATACAAACAGTTATGATAAAAAAATTGGAACAAATATTGTTACAAATGTTCAGTTCTTATTAAATGGTAAAGATAGAATAACACCAAGAGAATCACAATATTATTCATGGATTCAAAATTATCAGAATTTTCAAAATGCTGCCAGTGAAGGTATTAACGCATATTCTTTTTCAATTAATCCTCAAGAATTTCAACCTAGTGGATCATGTAATTTTTCACGTATAGATGATATTACGATTGTTTTAACAGTTGATAAATCAATTAGTTACCAAAATACAGCAACTGCTCGCGTATATGCATTAAGTTATAATGTTTTACGTATTATTAACGGAGTTGCTGGATTGGCATTTGATAGTTAGTTTATTTACCAGTTGAACCAAATCCACCAGTGCCACGTTCAGTTTCATCAAGTGTTTCAACAAAATTTACAGCAAATGGTTGGAGAGTTGGTAAGCACAGTTGAAATAGTCTTTCATGTTTATTAATAGTGTAGGGTTCAGTAGAAGTGTTAAATACTTTTGCCATGATGTTACCACGGTATCCATAATCAATAATTCCAACAGAGTTTGCCATTATTAGAGGAGTCTTAGAGATACTGGATCTTGGGTAAAGATAGTAGCCGGAAACGGATGGAAAATTAGGAGAGCATCTGATTTTAAGATCAACAGTTCCGACTGATTGAGGAGCAATTACAATTGTATCGGGGCAATACAAATCATAACCACTGTCGGTGGAATGATTCGATTTTTCCTTATAGACATCGGCAAGAGATGGGTCTTGGAATTGGATAGAGAGTGAAGTCATTTTAATATAACAATATTATATTAAAATGTAAAATGATGATAAATCAATTTTTTTATTGTGAAATTACAAGTGTTGCGTATACTCTTCCTAATTTACCTTCGACCTTTGCGACTTTGCCTATTCTGTTATTGTATTCAGTTGCTGCGGTCTTGAGTTCGGTATTATTGGTGATATTACCAGTTAGTCCATTTGCTTGGTGTGCCTTGACAACAGTTTTTAAGTTTTCTGCAGCTTCTTTTGCGTCTTTTTCTGCTGTTTTTAATGTATTAATCATGCGTTGAATTTCTACTCTTGCTGTATCAGCTAATTTACCTCCTAATCTCTTGATTGCTGTTTGTAATGCAAACTCTAATTTGTCAGAGATAAATGCATTATTTCCAACAACTTGCCAGTTATTGTAATCTCCACCTTTGATTGCAGAACCATATACTGCGCTTCCGCGTCCTCTCATTTCAATGGGCATATTGGGATCTAAGCTGGCACCACCTCTTTGGAGTTCAAAACGTAATTGATTTCCAGGTGCGAATAATCCAAAATATGATGGAGAGATGTTGACACGTGCCATGGGGAAAAATTTCTTTTGACGATTTGCGAGAACTGCTTGGAGAACATCTGCGGATAAGAATCTATCGAAGTCTAATTGGTTTGGATTAACAGCAGGATCTGGTACGTTATAAGGATCATAGACTGATAATTTACCAGTGAATGTTTCTCTTAATACTTCTAAGAGGGATTTATTAAAGAGACCAGATAATAATGTTACGTCTTCTTCCTTTAGTCTTGCTAAAATTGTATTATGTAAATCATTTGCAGATGGATTTCCGAGGACTGATGCTGCTGCGTTTTGACCACCATTTGTGGAATTTAATAAATTTTGTAAATTTTTTGCTGTGTTTGGTAGTAATCCCGAATTGTTTCCGAATGCGATTACGTGGGAGATTAAACGGATGTTCATTTTGGGTAATTCTGGGCTTCCTACTCCTGCTGCTCCTATTGCTGCTGCTACGATGTCTCTCATAGCAATTGCTAATGCGAGCCATTTTATGTTTGACCAATCGGCAGCTAATGATGCTGCTACTACTGCATTACCAGCTGGTGGTAATGCTGGTGCTGCTGCATTAGTAGTAGCTGCTACTAAGCTTCCTGG